TTGTCGCAAAATTTTTTCCGATACCGCAAAAACAGTGTTGTTGCAGATATGCAGAATAACCCCGAAAGCAGAGAATATTATAAAGCTTTTATCAAAAATTTCTTTGAAAGAAACGGTAATAAACTGCGTGAGGATTTAGAAAAACTGTACATTGTTAGGGGCGAAAATTGCCAAAGGTTAGAACAACAAGGGAGAGCGTTGGAATACGACAGAGTAGCGGTGCTATATGTGTCATTAACGGTGCTTAATCATTACCGTTCTAACACTTCGGTAAATCACTACATCGGAAAATAATTATTACGATTACTGTTTGGTATATTGTTATCGATTTTTATGTGTTATATAAATAATAAGGGGTAAATCTTCTATGCCCCAGAAAGTTTCAGGCTTACAGTTTTCACTGTGGCAAAGTAAAGTTTTTTGCGTTTCCCCGAAAGGAGCTTTGCTATGCCTGAAACACATATTGAACTTGCAGATTTGACCTTTCCGCAATCTGTTTACGAATCACTTAGACGTATTTTTTATCCCTGTATTCGTGAATTTTATGATAATGAGGAAAATAAAAAGGCATTTGAGGGATGGAAGAAAAACAAAGTCAGTTAAGCAGAAAAGCACCTGCCCTATGTAAATGGTGGGTGCTTTATGCTTTTGAAAATCATATTTATTGTAGCGCTAATTGATATTAGACATGTAAATTGTCATTTTATAGATTTAAATAATAAAATAATAAGAAATATGTTGCAAAATACCGAATTTTGTGGTATAATAAATATAAATCATATTTATGAATATAGCTTAACGGAGGATTTGTTATGGCTCTTGTAAATTGTCCTGACTGCGGAAAAATGAACGTTTCTGATACAGCTGAACATTGTCCAGAATGTGGATATGCAATAAAAAAACACTTTGAACGAGAAAAAGAAAAAGCGTACTATCAGAAAAAAGAAGAGGAAGAATGGAAGAAAGTACAAAATGAACTTAATCGAGAACTTGAAATAATAGATGAGTTAAAACCTTCTCCGAAACCTATTAAGCCAAGTAAATTTAAACATATGTTTTATTATAATGGTAATTTATCATTACTATCGTGGGCATTGATTGTCGGAATAATTTTGTTTTTCCTTTGCTTTGTTTCGACAGCTATATTCTCTGTTTTATTAGCTGTGTTAATAGTGATAGGTATTCCTGTTGCAGCTTTCATAACGTATCTTGATTATGGTATAATGTATAATTGCTACAAAAGAGATTACGATGATTGGATGGAACAACAAAATGATTGGGATGGATATATAAAAAAGAAAAAAGCGGCGGTGCAGGAAAAATACAAAGATGTTGCATCAAATATAGCACATTACGGAACCAAAGCTGTGCCTTCTTACCCATCTCGTAATAATAACAAATTAAAATGTCCGATATGTGGTTCTACAAACGTTAATAAGATTTCGACACTTAATAGGACTGTTTCTGTTGCGACCGTTGGTCTTGCATCTTCTAAAATTGGCAAACAATACGAATGTAAGGATTGTAAACACAAGTGGTAAAATATATTTCTTAGGTATAATATGTTTAATGAGTGCTTGTATATAGACAAAAAAACAGTATTTTCGTATTGTCGAATGTTTAAATTAAAATGATATTGCAAATACTAAGTATATCGATAATTATTATTTTTTTGAAAAGGTGATTTATCATGAGCAAAAATATTACAGATGCATTTGAAATTCCTACAGACGAAGAATGGGACAGGTATTTATCAACAAATATTTTTGATAAAATGATGATTGACAGCAATATTATCAAGTGTTCTGACGATATGAATTCAAAAATGGTGTTTACGAAAATCCTATCGGTAATTCAAGCTCACAATAATAAAGTTGAAAGTATTAAAATTTCTTATGCATTGGCAAGACACTATTTCGACAAGGGCATACCCGATGATGAATGGTTTGTTAGTCCAGGTATAAATGGAAGTTCTGTTCAATATATGCCCCATTTTAATGACGAACATTATTTAATTCGATATTGGTACTGTTTTTTTATGGAAGACCTTTACAGCAAGGTACAATCTATGGGAGACACATTATACCTTTTTATTAATGAGTTTTACGAATTTGGAATTGAAGAAGGTCTTGGTTTTGTCAAAAAAGTTTTAAATAAGTTGAAAACAACAAATCCATCCTTATATGATTTTCTTAATAACTCGCACAAAGATGAGAATTATATTAAAGCATCAAACTTTAGAAACAATATTATTCACGGTATTTCACCAAATGAGATAAAAGACGAGATTGTTATTCAACGAAATGTAGAAACTGATATAATGAAAAAAGATGCGAATGGAAATTTTATTAAGCAAAATGTTAAGGCTTCCCTACAAATAACAAGCAGAGTTGGAGATTATGTAACCAGTAAAGAACTTCTTAAAAGTTTGGAGAAGTTTGCTGATTATATGGGGGATATCATCTTAAACTCAATTTCTATAATTGCAAAAGATGAGTTTGTGGTAAAAATATAACTTTGCGCAATTTATTGCTTAATGAAATATTAGGTATTGATTCAATTAAATTCTTTTCACATCTAAATAAAATAGAGATGACTGCTATACTGTAAGCGACGAATGAAATGAAATGTTGTTAAGATTGTGTTCATCAAAACAAGAACAAAGCATTTTGCCTTGCTCCTGTTTTGTTTTATAGAAAAGTCATAGATAAAACAAAAATCCGAACACTCCATCAATTTGGATAGTGTTCGGATTATTACTGTTTGGTGAGCCACCCGGGAATCGAACCCGGGACACCCTGCTTAAAAGAATCCCAAAAAGAAAAATATGCGTTAAATGAAATGAAATTAAAAATGCCCACGCCCACAATGCCAGCGGAGAAAAGCCGGAAAATCGGAAATAAGGTCGGAGAAAATCTTTGATTTTCCTGAGCTTATTCTGATTTCTGACTTTTCCTGCGTCCGTCTTGCCGAGGTTTCGCCGGGGCTTGAAGAATACCGTTAAAAAACAAAATGCCGCCATCGTGGCGGCTTTAACCCGCCCTTGCTAAAAGGTGGGTACAACGTACAGTCAAACAGCGTTTAACCCTGCACTATCACTGCGGTTGCGCTGTTTTTTATATGTCACAAAAAATGGCGGTCAGATTATATGTAATACAAATAGATCTCAGCTGCGCTCGAGCAGGAGCTGTGCTTGTAATACAATGCAGTTGACGCTGTTATGTATTTTTTCTTAGATATTTCCACATCATATAAGTTGATTTATCTTGTTGTTTATCATACAGTTTTGCTTGTTTTTTTGAATTTAGATCTATTTTCATTACTGCTTTCATTGTAACAATATTCGTTTCTTCATCTAATACTTCTTGATACTCAAAATCCATTCCTGTGTCGAAACATTTTTTGAATGCTAATCTTTTTTTCATTTTGTAATACCTCCTGATTGGTGTAATTACCATTCTTTTTTTTTCGATTTGGTCAGTCCCGCTATGTAATCTATAGATACATTATAGTGTTCAGCGTACTTCACTATAACGTCTAAAGGCGGAACTCTTTCACCGTTTTCGTAGCGTATGTATGTATTTTTACCTATGTACGCTATTTTTGCGCATTGTACTTGTGTTAAATCCGAGTCTTCTCGTAAATCTTTTAGTCTTGTATACAATTTTATCATCTCCTTTTAGTTATATTATACAAATCACCCCAAACGGGGTTGACAAATCACCCCAAACGGGGTATTATATAAATAACCCCATTTGGGGTATTTATATACACAATTCTACAGAAAGGAAGGTAAACCCATGAAAGTAACATTAGTTGGTGTCAAGAATATCGAAGCATTTGAAACGAACGACGGAAAAACTGTTGATGGCGTTAAACTTTTTCTTGCATATTCTGACGAAAACACATACGGCAATGTAGCCGAAAGCAAGTACATTGATCGTAAAGTATTCAATGATTTCGGTATCAAGTTAGATGAGCTTGTTGATCACATCGGAGAAGTTATTGACTGCGAGTTCAATCCTAAGCAGAAAATCGTTGGCATAACAGTATAAGAAAGGTGCATGAAATGGATATTCTGATTTCTGCCGTTCCGTTCATTCTGATATTTTTCGGTATTCTCGCCGTGGCGTTCATAGTTATGAAAATCATTGAACGTAATCAGATCAAGAAACGGCTTGCAACAAAAACAAGTTTTCCCGGTGGCAATAATGCAAATAACTGATGTTGTGGCTCAGCTCGAAGATATAAAAATTATACTTGTGTATCTTGTCTGCGCTGTGTCTATGATTTTTGGCGTTACATTATTCCGCCAATTCAGAAAGTAGGTTATCATGGAATCATTGATGTATCTGCTTGTCGCCTATACGATTGTTGGCTTCGGAGTAGCCGCTATAGTATGGGCAATCGGTTTAGCTGTAAGTGGTCTTTTATCGACCATTTTCAAAAATAATTTTTAATATGGAGGTATTATAATGTTCAAGTTCCTTAAGAATCTTTCCGGCAAGACTAAGAAGATTATGCTTTCTGTCGGTACAGGTGTAGTTGCCGCTTCTGCTATGGCAATAGCCGCTTGCGCTGAGGGTGCAGAGGGTGCAGGTGGTAGTGCTACAACGTTAGATATTTCTACTATCGTTAATTCGGCTGGTTCTACACTTCAGACACAGATGGTTGCTCTTGTTCAGGCACTTGTTCCTGTCGTTATCGGTGTAGCTGTTGCTGGTCTCGGTATGTATGCTGTTATTCAGTTATTCAGACTTGGCAAGAAGCTTTTCGGCACTGCCGCAAACTAATCTGTAACACAAGTAGCCCCGTTTTCACAATGGGGCTATAGTTCTAATAGGGGGTGTAATACAAATGTGCAAGCGTTTCATCAGCGGCTTAACTGCCGTGTGTATGCTTGGCATACTTCTTGCAAATTCATTTCTTGCTGTTCCTGCGTCCGCCGTAATTGCGGAAGTCGGAGCTTCTGTAGCCGCTGGTCTTTTAATGGGAACGTTATTCAATCAAATGACAGGTGGCACAGGCTACGATTTTACCGATGCGTTTTCTGACTGCTTTAGCTTCGTTGTTACTCCGCATAATCAGTTTATCCGTGATAATCCCGACGCTGATATATATCTTCCTGACGGTACGCCATATTATGTAGACGGACAGTATGCCGCCGCCATTGAATTGAAAAAGGGAGAAGCAGAAATAACCAAAATGGTTCAAAGTCATTGGAATATCGCCGAGTCACTCGGTCTTAAAACGCCACAAGAAACAATTCATGCCGCTATGGAAGCGTTTAATGCGGGTCTTGCCGATGGCAGTATAGTAATACACGTTGACGATGACGGCAATATATCAATGCCTACTACATCATATTGTACGGCTGTTAGTGATATTTATGAAAAATTAGGTGTTTTTACAAACAAAAACGGTCTAAACCGTGTGCGTACTTACTGGACATTAGTTTCTGACTGTATTACGACTACTTTCGATAGCTGGAATGTTACTATTAATCCATACTCGTATATTGATGATAATAAGCTTTATTGCTTTTTGTTTCCGTATTGCGTTCAGAATGATCAATTGATTTTTCTCAATTATAGTTATCAGGTTGAGAAGTCTCGTGTTTGCTGTCATTATGGTACTCGTTATAATTATATTTATGGTATGCAGTCCGATATAGCTCGAGTAGAGCGAGACGGATCAATTTTTCCTAATAGTGATGATTTTTATCGATCTGTTTCAGTTTCAATCAACAATTCATTATTCAACGGTGATTTTAGTATTTCTGCTCCCGGTTCAAGTACTGATTCTGTTTCATTTACAGTTCCTGATGCTGCTCAATTTGGTATTGGTGGCATAGAGATTGATTCAAGTAAACTTCAATACACTGGGTTTGCATTAGTGACTAATGATAGAACAGGCTTTGACAATTTTGTGGCCGTAGCGAAAACAGGAGCAATCGAAAGTAAAAGAAATGATGTTTCCATTCCTCTTACCGGCGTAGAAAATACCATCGGTAATATGGGTCTTGCCGGAGTCGGCTCAGGCACAGTAAAAGGAACAGTTAGCGTTGACAGTAAGACTAAAGACATCACAGTAACAAACGAAGCGACAAAAGAAGCTGAGCTTGTCATTGATCAAGGCAACGCAGGTGACATTGATACGCCTGACGTTGATTCTATAACCGATAAATTTCCGTTTTCGTTGCCGTTTGACATATATAATCTTGTAACGATATTCGTCCGTGATGAACAGAAGCCGATATTTGAAATACCGATTCAGACAACGCTCGATATAGCAGGCGAAGATTACAAGGTCGATGAAAAAATCGTTCTTGATCTGACACAATTTCAGCTGAATGGCGTTGATATTATTCGGGTTTTTACCCGTACTGTTACTTATATTGCGTTTATTGCTTTTTTGATTAAAATTACACCTCACGTTATCAAGCATTAAAAATCAATTGGACGGCGCCGCGGGGGCGTGGGTGTGAGTGGGGGACCTGCGGCGCCGGCAAGCGAGGTTTTTTTATGAATGATATTATCAAGAGTATTAACGATGTAGCAAATCAGATATTTCAATTTATTCTTGCGCTGTTGCCTGATTCGCCTTTTCGGAATATATCTTTCGGCAAAGAGTTTGATTTCTGGCTCGGCGTTCTGAATTATTATGTACCGTTCAATTCTATGGTTATTATAGCCGGGTCTTGGATTGCGTGCATTGCTGTCTATTATATGTATCAGCTGATTTTACGTAAAGTCAGTGCAATAAATTAAGTAGGTGATTATATGCTTTCTTTGTTTTCGGGTACTCCCGGAAGCGGTAAATCCTATCACGCTACCGAATGGATAGATTTCTATTTAAAGCGTGGTCGTAATATTATCTGCACATATCCGTTTAAGTGCAATAACAAGCATTTAGGCGAATTTCAGTATATCAATATCTTTGATCTGTCTGTCGATTTTCTGATCGATTATGCGTTGCAACATCATAATTTTCCTGCTGATCCTAATAAGTTTCAGACGTTAATCATTATTGATGAGGCGCATATAAAATTTAACACTCGAGGATATGACCTTAAAGAGCGTGTCAAGTGGCTTGAGTTTCTGAGTGTTCACCGCCATTACTATTATGATATTCTGTTGATTACTCAGAATGATAGATCTATAGATCGTCAAGTCCGAGGTCTGATAGAGGTTGAATACAAACACCGCAATTTAAAGTGTTTCGGCGGTAAGGGTAAATTCTTAATGATTTTGCTTCGTAAGAAGTTTGTAGCTGTCCGCTATTGGTATCCGCTTCAGGAGAAGATTGACGCTCGATTTTTTAATATAAATAAGCGTGTAGCACGCTGTTATGATACAATGGCAATGTTTAATGCTTCTGAGCCTAAGCAGTTGCAACAGAAAACCATATTATCCCCTGCGGAATTTAACGCCCAGCGAAAGAAAGAAGGTGAACAAGGTGCTTGA